CATCGGCAGCATTGGTCACCGCGTAGATAAAGCAGCTGTCAATATCTACCGTTGCATCACCCAGGCCTATCCAATTTAGCATCGTGAATGACGCCCATTCGTCTGAAGCATTAGGCGTCCACTCAAGCACTGCTGTATACCAAGTATTAAGAGCCGATATAGACTGATTCTCGAAGTAACCTGTTATACCAGCTGCTGCGTCAGACGCGCTGATAATATTAGCAGTATAACTACCGCTGTTGTCCCCCGTATCTCCAGCGCTCTCCGCTGTTGCCGACGTAATATGCGTCTTGCCCTGCGAGATATCACTATGCTTACTCATAAAACGAAAAAATAAACCATCGTTCCCAATGCTTCCCTGAGTCATCCTATACCGTATAAACACCCGGTAGCGCATGTTTGTTTGAACTCGGAACGCGGGCCACGAGAAACCTATAGCGGTATCACCAGTAGTAGACTTCGACCGTGCTATAGTTCTAGCAGCGTCGGCGTACGATATGAAAGCAGGGTTAGTCGCGCTGTACGACGAGATTAACCCCGCCGGGCGGTCGTAAGTACCGTCTACAACAGCCATGTAAGGATTACCCGACAGATCACCTGCCAGCCGCGGGGCACCACCACCAAATTTGTTGAGCGCTGATATGTCGTCTACTACGTTGCCACTAGCATCGAGAGCGTTCGCCCCGAGTTGGCTACCGACTGTAGCGTCATTCGCAGGCTTTCCGGTGCCTGAAACTTCACTGCCCCAGTCGGCAGAATTCTTGGTCGCTAGTCCTCCCTGCCCGGATATAGATGCAGCCGTATTACTCCCGGTTACATCAGCGTTATTCGCAGGCTTGCCCGTCCCCGTAATATCAGCCCAGTTTGCCCCAGTGCTCGTGCTCGACGGCGTGGTTTCGCTCATGCTTGCGGTTGCTGCGGATGTGTTGCCAACGTTGTCAACTGAGCGCAGCCAGACATAGTGCAGGGTAGACACCGGCAGGCCGTATAGAACCGTTTCGCTGCCGACGGCTATAATGGCAGGCGTGCCCGGTATCGTGTTGGTGGTGCTTATGTAGACTTCAATATGACGCAGGTCTGTATTTGTCGGGTTGGTCCACCTCACACGCACCGCTTGGCTTAGTGCTGTAACGCTGTCCAGCGTCGGAAGATCCGGCGGCGTGGTATCTGCTGTAAGCGTTTGGGTAACGTCCAGCCACTCAGATTTACGCGGTAAGTTATTCCATGCGCTAATCCCGACGGTGTACTCGGCAAGGTATTCTAGCGGCTGTAGTAGTACCTCGCCACTGGTGGTGAATAGGTGCCGGTATGCGGATGCGCCGGTCTTCTTCCAGCGTATCTGATACTGCTCGACGAAATCATCAACTGACGGGGTGAAATCTACCAGCATGGCCGGGAATAGCGTTCCGTCCGGACCCTTTGAGGTTGAAGATGTAAGCGTTAGACCTGTAGCGTTTAGCACCGTGAACGGATCTGGCAGGGTGGTATCTGGCGATAGAAGGTCAGGCGTCACGACATCATATGTGTATATTGCAGAGTCATGCTCTACAGCCGACAGCTCAACCTCGCCATTTGCGGCAAGAGACAGTGATGCAATGGAAAACTTCTTGGCCGCCCAACCCGGAGTGGGGTGTGTAATAGTAATCACGTCACCGACGGCGCACTCTAGAGCTTCAGATGTGGCAGTAAACGAGCACGACATGCCATTGCGAGACTTGTACAGCATCATCCGGGCGAGGTCACGCGCTTGCAGATAGTTGGTGCAGGTGTCCACGGTGCGCTCAGTGTGCAGCTCTGTACCGTTATCCTCTTCCAGCAGTGTAGCTTCGACAGTCCCGCCTGGTTCCGGGAAAATGGCAAGGTCTTCTTTCCAGTTTTTGTTTGGGTTAGCGAACTTCAGCGACACCCGATTAAACTTGTCCTTCTTACTGACACCCTCAATTGATATACCATCAAGGATATGCGACTTATCGAAGTCAAAAACAGACGCGCTATCCTTATCGATGTTTAGCTGATACTTGCCCTGAGAATAAGGCATCCTTCCCCGGACGCCGAGCAACAACACTTTGACGTTATCAAAAACGCTTTTACCACTATCTAATATAGTGTTGCACTGATATAGCTTTGCTGACTCGCCATCAATGTATATGGTGTCCGAAGTTGTGAACGGTGTGCCGGTGTCCTGTATAAATGTAATTCTAAAGACGTCGCTTATAGTGCTGTTCCTGTTTGCCCAATCAAGACCACCGAACCAGCGCGAGTGATTAAAAGATGAAACGATGTGACCCGTTTTTGTAGGCGCGGTCAGATGGTTAGTAATCACGGCATCAGTGTATGCCTTCGCATTGCTTGGCCTGGCTGCAAATGTCATGGTTTTTATAGTGGGGCCAATGGAGAAGATATAAGCAGGCGAGCCGTAAACCTCCCGGCTGAATAGGTTTTCAGTCGTGTCCACATCGTCGGCAGCGGCGCCAAATGAAACGTCATCTATGGACGCCGCATCAAGCCCTTTGCCATACCGGGCGCTGGTCATGTAGTCGCGAAGGCACAGCGCGCCATTGTTACTGTATGCGGTAGTTTCGTCCCTGGGATCGTAAACCTTACGGCCCCTGATTACAGTCTTAACTTCCGGGACACCATTGAACCTGCCGTCGCCATGTTTTAGGCGTATTGCGAGGTATGCAAGGCCACTTAGTTTATGTGATGAAGTCCACTCGCCACCTGCCTCTTGTAGAAGCACTGATGATGTCTGGGCGTCGGTGCCAAGAAACTTCCGGATCACTACATTTGAGTTGCTGGTGTAACCGGATGTATCGTTTGCATACCCCAGCGATCCTCCACCGAATTCATCCCACGGCTTATCATCAAGCCACACGTCGGCAATATCATCAACTTCACCTTCACATAAAACCAGCGCGATATAGAGGAAATTATTATCACTGGTCTTCGTCGCCATCCAGACCCGGACGCCGCCCTCAAGCATGCGGGTGCCATACACCACCGGGATATTGGCAATGTTGGACGACTTGTTGACGATCGATGTATCTTTCGGCTCTTTTGCATCTGGGACCAATCCAACCCAGTCAAGAACACTGCCGATGATATCGCTTAAAAAGCCCACTACTTACCCCACTCGATATCACGGATCACATTTGCTGCGTACATCATCCCGTCGTCAGTTGGAAATAATGCCTTTTGGCTTGTCGGGTTCGTCATGCGCCCAGATATAACATCAAAGTTTGCCCAGTGCGATGCCGCCTCAATCAATATGGACGACTTGCTACCACTGTCTTTAATAGAAAACTTGGATATATTGCCGTCGAAGAACACCAGCGGCGAACCAATCACCGCACTGTTAGCATCCAGCAGGGCCTTGGAGTAAATGATACGCACATCCATCCAGTCATTGTTCAAAAATAAGGATACATAAGTTTGATCGACGGCACTTAAAGCGAGCCTAATAGTTCCAACTCGTAACTTGGCGTCCTCGCTAATGTCCCCTATATTGAGAAAGTGGCCTGACGAATTGTATGTGCTACCAGATACGATATCCCTGCCTGCATCGGTGATCTTAATCACGCTAGGGAAGTGAATAGAAACAAGGGAGACCATTGTAAAGGAATCCTTTGCAAGCTCTGATATCACTGCGGCATCAATAATGCGCGTCATACCGACTCCACAAAATCAACTTCATAGGAATAAAACTTCCCAGGGCTAACCGTAAACTCCTGAACGTCCTCTGTAATCCTTACCGTGAAGGGTACCGAGTCATACGTTACACCCTCTCCACCGACCACCCCGGTAACCAGTGGCGGTGTGATGGTCATGGTGCCCGATCCAGCAAGGTCCGCGACTATCATGTATACCTTTGTCTGATTGGCAAATTTAATAACATCGCCCGCCTTGAGTGTGCCTGATAGCCCAGTGAGGGGTACAGTGGTATCACCCTTTGAGCTGCCGCCATTGCATGTGACCGTGCCGGACGCGTTGCCCGATTTGTCGGATATGACGGGTGGGGTCATCTCGAACTCCCCAACCCCACCGTTAGCGGCAGCAAAGGCAAAGACGGGCTGGAACTGTGCGCGAGTCAGAGTGGGGTACTTTGCTGAAAACTCCCACCGCTGACCACCCAGCGACCTTGATTGGGTGCGCCCGGCGATAGACTCAGAACGCACATTGTAATTGCGGCTCTTTAGTTTAATGCCCGAGAATACCGGGCTTGTAGGATAACTCATACTGGCGACACCTGCCCTTGATCCCAAGCGGACTCACGAATCAAGCTCATAAGCTGGCCGCGCCTGGATTCCAGCAACCGGTCAAAGCCGTCGGTATCATTTGCAGATATATTAAAACTGACGTTGACACTTTTGGAGCCTCCGACCTGATCCCCGTTCTTGAGTGAATTTGTGAAGTCCTTGTTTTGATTGGGAGACAGAACACGCTCGCCCTTTTGTAGAAGGAAGGTAGACTCAGATGGCACGTTGGTTAAGCCACCATGCGCCGCACCCTTGATGCCTGAAATGTTAGTAGCCATGGAAGCCGTAGCTAAGGCTACTGCGGGTATGTTGTAGGGAAATGGAGCGGACGCCCACCCCTTCTGTATTGCCTGAAAGCCATCCATAGTCGCTTGAGCAAGTGAGGCGGCTTGGCCGATCTTCAGCATCTTAGCGGACCCGGATGCATTAATTGCGACGAGCTGATCTAAGTATGACTTTTCATCGGTTAATTCTTTGGACCGACTGCCATCCTTGCGCTTTGCAGTAACCTCTATTTCTTGAAGCGTGTCATCCCTGTTTCTACGCAGGAGATCGGCCTTCTCGGACTCCGTTGCCGCGGTGGCGCCGATGATTATTTCCTTCCTGCGGTTGTAGCTCTCAAGCAGCGCTTCTTCTTCAGTGAGAAGCCCAGACCTCACTATTTCCAGTTGGCCGTTAATTTTACTTTGTGTCGCTTCTAACTCGTCAGCATGGAGAGTTTTAATGCCTGCCATCAGCGCATCGTTCTCATCGTTTACCTGCTGCACCGCAGCAAGCCTAGCATCAGCGGCCGCCATAGCGCCAACCGCCACTGCTTGTGTGGCCTCGGCAAATTGAGTGGCCCCAACTGCACCCTGAAAGAATCCATCACTGGTTACTTTAAGGGACTCTGACAAGAAGTTTAGACCTGCCGCCGCGTTGCGGAATGTCTCGCCACCAATCGCGTCCGGTAGCTTTCCAAGCGTGCTTAGCATGGTTGAAAAAACATCAACAATAAATGCGACCGTTCTAAGAACAGTAAACCTAAGTCCATCGAATGCGCGGCCAACAAAAGCGAGCGCACCGGGTAGAACTTGCGACAAGGTTGTGGCTGTCGCCGTAAGTGCTGGTGCCAAACTGATCGACAGGGTTTGAGTAAGCGCGCCGCCTGAGCTACTGAGTCTATTCATGGCGTCGTTGGCGTCTGCCGCCTTGTCAGCCATGTCCCGCGTTAGAGACAACCCGAGCGATTGCGCCTCAGACCTGAGAGCGTTAATGCCCGCGGCGCCGTCCTGCGTCATTTGCAGAAACTCGCCACCAGAGCGCCCGAATATATCCCGCGCAATGTTTACCTTTTGGGCCTGGTTATTCAGCCCATTAAGGGAGTCAGCAAGCATGCCTATCTGATCTTGTGGGCTCAACTGCGCGAAAGCTACCACGTCGACATTGAGCGCCTTAAACGCATCGGCCTGCGCCTTCGTGCCCTTCCTTGCCTCAATCAAGTTATCCTGCATTAAGGAGATCGAGCGTGTAAAGTTATTAAACTCCACCCCCGACTGCTCGGCAACAAACTTCATTTCGGAAAGAAACTCAGTAGTAGCGCCCGACTGTATAGATAGCTTCTGCATGGCGTCGGCAAAATCAAGCGACTCATTAACAGCACGTACAAACATCCCGCCAGCAAACGCTGTAGCGAACACACCGGCAAGCTTTGCCGTTTGATTCCTAGCTGTATCAAGTCTCTTGGAGACCGTCTTCATGCCCTGCTCGAACTTCTCCGTGCGTGTACGGACATCCATCCACAGCGTTGCCATTATCCTCTCCCACCCAACATGGAGCGCAGCGCAGAGCTGCGTTCGTCGTCTGTCATAAGTTCCTCGGCCAGCCTCTCGCGCCAATAATCCGCGTTAAGATAAACCAGCCACTCAGCCAGCTCACGTGAATCCGTTGTATTGAGAAGCGCCCGCACATTCATCCCCAGCCGTTCAGCGATGGTGAAGTACGCCATCCGCTGAGGCTGGGTCAGGAGTTTTTTGCGAGTTCTTCCATATCGGAATCACTGACCGCATTCAACCGAGACGCCACAGCAAAGCATCGATCAAGTGCGGCAGCAGACTTCCTTCCAAGTTCAATAGTATCCTTGTCGGAAAATATCCGCTTGCCGCTTTCATCAACCGCCGTGCGGGATACTAGCTTGGCGCGCATATTTTCAAAATCTTGCCGCGCCGTGCCTCCCTCAAATCTGCATATACTCGCCTCGTATGAATCACGATCAGCACCCGATAGGGTAGTGATGTACAGGTCGCCACCCCATTCAGGAATATTTACCATCTCGCGCTTTAGATCGTCAGCCTCAAGAATCGCCTTCCTCGTTAGGATAGCCATTATACCCAGGTCACCGCGCCGGATATCTTGATCGACGCAGACCCATCAACGACGGAATCAACAGATCCTGAGAGCTTCTGCGCATTCTTCACAAGCCCAGTAAAAGTTGCGGTAGTGGAATCAGGGAGTGTGAGCTTAAACAGCGCCGAAGTGCCTGCCGCTGCGTTTGAACGTAAATCCTCCTGCCCTACATCTGAGAAGTTAGGGAAAAACTCAATAGAGAATGCCCCGTTATCCACTAGCCCGAGCATAAACTCTTTGGCATCTGAACCGAGATCGGTTGTGTCTATTTCCGACGCTTCGCCATCAAACCCGTCGAATGACTTCAACCCACTAATAGGTACATCGGCGGTATCTGGGGTGGTGGCATCAATCATCAAAGTTGTGCCTTGTGCTTTAATAGCCATAGTAATGGACTCCGTTTAAATCCAAAGTGAGAAATCAAGGCTTATGAAATACAAGCCTGTTTCATTTTCAAACAGCGCACCGCGATCTCTCCTGATGGCGTTAAAATCAACACCATTAGAAGCCATTGCGGTCTCCACTGAATCTGCGAGGCTTGTCGCCTCAGAGTAGGTCTTCGCCCAACAGTCCAACTGCCAGACCTCATTGACCAGCGATACTTCGCCACCCATTGAGTTTTGCGGTTCTTCTTCAATTAGAATCATGGTGATAGCTGGCGTCGCGCTACCCTGAGCGAGGTCGATCATGTAGACGCGCTCACCCACTACATCGAATACAGCAGCGTTATTTATTAATCTATCCCTGACTGCGCTACTCATTTCCACGCCTTCACGATCATATCTTCAAATGTCTTTTTTGCTTTGGCAGCAGCCTGGGTTTTGTTTTCATCAAAAGATTCCTGGATCAAATCGCTGCCCTTAATTCCAGGGTGTTCTACAGAGGCGAAGACCTTCCCGCCGAAGGCCACGTTTTCTATCGTGTGCGCGCCGGCACCCTTAAACAGAAACCGGGCGTAGAATGGAAAGTCCTTCTTGCGCCTATTGCCCAACACACCAATGCGCCCATAAAAGCCGGTGAACGACTTAGCCTTCCTGATGCTTTGCTTTATGTGGCGGCGTAGATTCCCGCTCCTGACAGGAACCTTTGAAAGCATGTCACGCTTAAATATGTTTGCCATACTGGCCGTGGCGCGCCGTGCAGCCTTGCGCTGGTCTTCCTTGGCGACCCTTTTCATCTTCGCCTGTACGGCGCGCATATTGCTGAATTTGATATGTATTCCACTACTCACGGTCATTCACCACGCACATAAGGACATACTCCCGATTCATGCTCTGCACGTTAATCACGCTCTCAATGTCATAAATAACGCCACCAATAGATAGTCGGTCAATTGGTGATAGGTTTGATAAGCTTTCTTTGTAGCGGAGCCTGACCCGGGTTGTGATCTTGCTGCCCTCACCACTTGCGGCGAAATACTCTTTACCATTTAACGGGTCCACGAAGCACCGGACAGTATCGATAGTTGTCCATAACTCAGCGGGCTGACCGAACCCGTCAACAGTGGATGCCCTTCTTTGCACCAATGCTAAACTTCTAAGCCTCCCGGCGCGCATTAGATTCCAATCCCAACACGTGACGGCCACAGCAACGATTCAGCGCCGCTCGGTAATTGCGAGCCAATGGTTCCAATTACTACATCCTCCCGGTTTGCATATAGGTGCCCAGTGATTAAAAGGCAGGCAGCAACGATCGACGGCTTAATGACGATACCGTTTAGTATCTTCTGTGCTTCAGATAGAGCGTTATCTAAAATGCGCCGCGCATCAGTCTTAGCTTCTTCGCGCACATCTTGATCCGTAATTTCCTCTGCCGTCTCAACAGATGATGCATAAGCGGCACGCGCATCAGATCGAAGCGTTGGAACTGTAGCAATTGCGGCGATGAGGTCTGCATCGTCGGCGTAAAATTGGCGCTGCAAAAAGTCTTTCGCCCGATCCTCTGCGGCATCAAGCGCTCGCTGTATTAACATAAAGTCCTCAGTGTTTGCGTAGGTGTGCTCCATTGCTGCATCTATCGCGATCACAGACATAATTAATCAGCCTTTTTCGTTTGCCGCTTCGGGCTTTTCTTTTCCTTGGTTTCCGGCGCATTGCCAACAACCTTAGTTTGGTATTCCTCAACAAACTGCTTCACCCCGCCCATCTGTGCTGGCGTGGCTTCAAATTCTTGGCCTTTCTCAATTCGGCCTAACTGATCGTGGTTAAACGATTTCAATGCTTTGTACATATAAACCTCGATTATGGGACCGAGGGATACCCCGGCCCCAAAAGGATGTGGATATTAGACCGCTGTGATGTCACCAAACATGATGCCCATTGGGCGATCAACACCGAGGCCGAGACGCTCCTCTGCTCTTATCGTCACAAGGTTCTTCGTGAAGTCATCGTTGACGTAACCCATCTCAACCACAGCACCTTGGCGCTGATATATGATTGCCGAGGTACGCAGCGAGCCAATCAAGAAGCTGCCCGCAGCCATGAAGGGCGACATAACCACGCTGACGCCGAACGGCTGGCCGCCCGCTACAGTGCCGGGGGCGCCATAGAGATATGCGCCGGAGCCAGAGCTTTCGCGCAGCACTTCCATCTCTGCCCAGTCTGCCGGGTTAACGATAGCGGTATCTACCACCTCGCCCAGAGCCCATCGGTTGTACTTGGCTTTGTTAATAGACTCGACCAAGTTGGCGCCGGAAGTCGGTGTGAATGCCACGAAATTGCCAGCGTCAGTCAGTCCGGACAACTGAGGTGTGGTGCCGGTGCCGAGCAGCAGCTGGCGGTCAACACGCTGAGCCAGACCGTCACGCAAGCGGGTGTCGATGTACGCGGCAATCGCAGGCGCATCAGCCATGAGCTGATTCGATACCTTGATGAAATGGGCCACCGTCTCGATCTGCACGTTGTAAGGTTCAAACGTGATATCAGACTCAGGCTTTGCAGCGCCCTCGGCAATTTCCACCGCGTCATTCGTCCACGCCAACTCGCGCAAAGAACCCACCGCGTTACTGGCAACGGTGATAGTCGGTATCATCTGGCGAACGGTAAGAGGTGCAAAGCTACCAGGTATTACCCCAGGGCGCTGAACTTCGAACGGCATGTTTTCGCCCGTCACCACCGTGTTTTTAAGCTCCATCCTCGCCTTCTCGCGCTGGCCAGATGCCATAGCTTTGAAAACCTCTGAGCCAATGAACTCGGCGCCGGCAGTCTTGGTTGCATCTTCCATTGATGCAGGCGTCTGCTTCTGTGCCAGATCAATAATCTGATCTTTAAGAGTTTTGTACTGCTCAGAAAGATCATCAATCTTTCCGGTCAGTTCGGTGGATGCCTTGCCGTGGGTTTCAATCTCGGCGGTATGGGCATCCAGTGCAGTTTTAAGCTGATCTTGCACTGACTTAACCTGGGCGAGCCCAGATTCAACGATGTCTTTAATGTCATCACTCATAGGTGGTTCCTCTAAATTTTGTGCATAAAAAAACCCGCTAGATGCGGGCTTCTAGGCCGAAATGGCTGTTACGTTTGCGGGTTACTGAATTGCTGGAATAGACCCGCAATCGCTGCGGTTTGGCTTTCTGTCTCAGAATCACTCTGATACAAGGACTTGATGCCGCTTACCAGCGCGGTAGCATCAGACCGGGTAAACCCTGCATCACGCAGGATTCGTTCGTAATCTTTAAGGCCATCAGCTTCTTTGATGTGGCTTTTAACGTCGGCGACTTGTGCCGCCAGGTCAGCCGGGGATTCAACAATGCTGATTTCTATGAGATCAATCTCTGCCAGGTCGTAACCGCCGGTGTCGTTTTCCGTTTCTTTGACGGCCCGGTACCCGATAGACAGGCCGGTAACGGCGCCATGCTTTAGCAGCGCGTAGGCGTCTTCGGCAACGGAATGGCCTTGTGTTAGCTCGCCTTCAACGAACAAGCCGGTTTCGTCCTCTTCCATCTTCGACCACTTGCCTATCACAGGGCCGTGATGATTCCAGCGCATGGCAATAGGCCGGGACCGATCGACGATGGTGGAGCTGTATGCGCCTGCCAAGATGGTGTCGCCATAGCTGTCCACGCCACCAAAGGCAGACGCATAGCCCGAAAATTTGCGGCCTTCGCCGGTCATCTTGAGGCCGGTTCCAGCAAGGGTGATACTCTTATGCTTCATTGGGCTTCTCCACGGGCTTCTGCCCGGCTTGTTGAATTGGGACCATAGCGCCCTGTACTAACAGTTGATCGCCGCCGGCAAGGGCCGACTTGCCCTCATTAATGCGGGCCTCGTTCGGAGTACACTGGCCGGAATTTATGGCCTCGCGGTTAGCCTGCATGCGGGTAAGTAAATCGGCACGCAGTAGCGCAGCATCAAAGTCGAACTCACACTCATAGCGCGCAGCGTCACCGGGCTCCATTAGCCAGCGAGGAACGGATGCCTCAAACTTTTCCAGATAGGGGCGCAGGTTCAGCTTATAGAAGGCTGAAAGGATCTCGTAGACGTTTGAGCCAAGTGACGACTGCCCGAAGGTTTGGTTAAGCAATATCGATGGCACGCCAAAGAACCGGCCAATGTCTTCAATCTGGAATCGGCGCGAGTCGAGTAGCTCAATGTCTTGAGGCGTCATGCTGACAGCGGTGTAGCTCATGCCAGCCTCAAGCACGAACAGGCGGTCTTCGTTACCCTCTTCAAGCCCGGCGAATGATGATCGTATTTGCTTGCGTTGATCTTGCGTCAGCGTCTTGTCGATAGTCAAGATGCCGGACGGCTTGGCCCCGTTGCTGTAGATCTTGGTGACGCGGTTGTCAGCTGCTATAGCGATGCCAATACTGTTGCGCGCATAGCTAAGCGGGGATAGGCCAACGATGCCATTACCGAACAGCTTGACGTGCCACATGGTCTTGTCGGTGTATACGCGGACATTGGCGCCGGTCGTGTAGGTGTGAATAACAGTGCCGTCATGTAGTAGCGTTGTTTCTACTTGAGCAGATGAAACTGGCAGTAGGCCGACGATCTCACTGCCAAGCTTTTGAATGATAGCGTAGCTGTTGCCGCTGACAGCCAAGTTCAGCGCCATGCTTTCCCAGAACTCAACGTCAGTCTGATATTGGTTTGGGCGCTGGGTCAGAACATTTTGCAGCGGGTGATTAACCGCGACCTTGCGGCCTTCCGTGCCTGTCTCGTAAATATTGAACGGCATGGAGCCGATGGATTCGGATATTAGTTTTACTGCGGCCCATACCGGGCTGATTTGCATGGCAGTATCGAAGGTGACATCGGCTGCCGAGGCTGATCCGTATGCGCCTGGTTGGCCTGACTGGATACCGTCATCACGCGGAGGCCCACCCGGCGAGCGAAGCATGCCGCGCAATGCGTAGAATAATCCCATGTTCAGAGCACCAGTGGGTCGTTGATAAACGAATCTATGTCAATCATATTTGCCTCTTCTTGCCCGACTGCTGCCAGGGCCATTGCCAAAGCAACCATGCCGTCTATGCGGCCCGTTGTTTTCGCTTTAGTGAATTTGCGCCCACCAGCAGGATCACTCACCGCAACAGCATTGGCGGCACACATTGATAACACTGGGTGATTGCCATGCCGCAACTTGCGCGACAACAGCCGCGATTCAAGCTCACGCAAGGCCGGCGACATATCTTTAAAGCCCTGCCCATACTCAACAAACAACTCTAGCTCGTCATCAGAGAATCCAGCCTTTTCAAGCCAGGGTCTAAGGTGCCGCATGTTGTATCTGTCAAAGTTCAGCCGGACCACGTTGTAATGATCGAACACCCACCGAAGGTACTCGGCCACAAATTCATACTCAATGGCACGGCCTGGGCAGGTTTGCAAATAGCCATCCCTCGCCCACTGGTCATAGGGAACACGATCATTGCGCGACTTCTCGGCAAGCCCCTCATCGGGCAACCAGAATATCGGCAGCACATCACCGTCTTCACCCACCAGCACCAGGGCTGTCAGGTCGCTTACGCTGGATAGATCGAGTCCAGCAAACACCGCCTGCCCTTTCAGAGAATTAGGGGCACCTCCACTTTCCTGCCATATTGAGCGGCTGATAAATGGCGACCTTGCTTCAACACGCTGGTTTAATATCAGGTTTCTATATGCAGGCTCGCGACTAGGTAGGCGCTTGGCGTCAGACGCCTGCCGCAACACTTCTTCCTTGTTCATGAAATTGTCGAAGTGCGGATTTGCTTTGCGTATTGCTTTAACGCTGAACGGGTCCATACCCATTGGCGCCGTGCATAGCTCAACCTTGTTGCGCGGGTCAGCACCG